TTCGGGATGTTGATCTTGTCGCCCTTCTTGCCCTGCATAGGCAGACGCTTAACAAGCGGTGCCATCTTCAGGGATTTCTTGTATGCTGCGATTACCTCGTCACTCCAGATCTCCGGGATAAAGGTATCAACAGCCGTGAGGTCTACTACAGCATTAGCTGCAAAGTAATTACCTGATGTTTCTCCAGCCATGATTAACTCCTTAGGGGGTTACCCTATTTAACACGACCCTCGGCGTAAGCTCTATATATCTTACGTCCGGGTGGATTAGAACTCCCCCTCGCGTTCCCTGTGGATGCACCCTTGATAGCTTCCTTGCGAGATGCCTTATCGGATTCCACTGTTGCTTGTGAGAGAGACTTCCTCTCCTTCCATAGGGAGAACAGTTCGTCTGCTGCATCGGCATCATAGCCTTGGTCAGCCTGGATAAAGAGTTTAGTCCTTACCTTACTTCCCTTGATCCAATCAGCGAACTCAGGTGTTTGTAAGATATCCTGGTAATCTGGATGCTTACTAGCAACCATCTGCTGACTTGACTGACGCTTTTGAATCTCTCGCTCCTGCTCCCACTCCTTTAACTTCGGGTGGTTCTGAAGCTTCTGTTCAATAGCCTTCTCAGGGTCAGCCCAGAAGTCTACTTCTTCCTGGGGTTCTTCCTTAGGTGGTGCTGTATTGCTAACGATATACTGGTCAACCAGCTTACGGAGTTCCCCAACCTCCGAGCCTTGTCGGCCTATAGCCTTCTCAGCTTCTTGGTGCATCTGTACCAGGTCCTTGAGTGACTTCCCTTTGTACTTCTCGGGGATGTCCTCTTCGGGTGCCTGTTCCTCAGCTTGGATGGGTTCCAACTGTTCTTCTTGAGGAGCCACTTGGGGTTCTTCCTCAGGTATATCAATTAACGTAGCCATATTCGACCTCCGTACTTACGAGTATTATGGAGATACCTTCTTGTTCCCGGCTCTCTCGTGCTCCCTTACCCACCTTTCATGTGCCGTTGGGTACCCGTCATCATGTCCTGGTAGGGAGAAGTGAGGCACGGAGATTATCCGTGATGCCGTCAGACCACAGTCGCACCTTGCTTGGTGATCGTTGGCAAACGTGAGCTTCTCAAAGGTGTGGCCCCTGGGGCACCTGTAGTCATACAGTTTCCGCATTGGCTTCCTCGTATGAACGCTCCGTTATCTCGGGGAGGTTAAGCAAGTAATCCATTACCTCAACCTTCCCCTTGTTAGCATGTAGATCTGCTAGATCATTAGTGTACCTTATATCCTCGATGGGTTCAATCATACGTTCAAGATCCTGTATAACTAACTTCCATCCTGGATGGGTAAATAGATCAAAGAGATCATCATACATCTTACGGTCTTCGGGACTCATAGTCACTCCTATGGTTTATCCGGAATCTATAGTAATATTATACCATAGACTTGCTCAGATGTCAAGCTTTCTTGCTATCGTTCTGAGACTTGCTGTAAGCGGACTGGGTACCGCTCATGGTCATATCCCCGTGACCGGAGACACGATCCTTACGGACGGAGACGACCTTCTTGTACTCCACTCCGACACCCTTCTGGGTGATTCCTTCTTTGCTAGCCATGTTGAACTCCTTATGGTAGCGCCACACCATTGATCTTAGCGACCCTGGCCTGGCCGGTTGAGATAGTAGCGTTAGGTGTTGTGATAGTCAAGGCCTCAGTTGAGACCTGGATATCGTAGTCCGCTGCTATCGTTGCTTGGTTCTCAGTAAGAGTCAGGGCTACTGTCCCTACTGAGACCACCTTATCCAGGGCTACAGAGCCCGTATAGGTCGTTATGACTAGGGACTCTACCCCTGCCTGGATATTCCTATCACCGCTTACAGAGGCTCTCTGGCCCGTTATGACCAGCTGCTCAGTACTAGCTAGAACCTCTGTGTCTACCGTGATGGTAGCGGTGTTCTCTGTTATGGTGAGGCTAGCTGTATTGACACTGACTTCTACGTCAACTGTCTGGCTTACAGTAGCCTGATGCGTAGTCAGGGTAAGTGCTTCGGTATTACCTGCTACGTCTACATCTAGTGTTATCTCAGCCTGGTTAGCTGTGATTACCAGGGCCTCAGTATTAGCTGAGATATCCGTATCAGCCGTTAGGCTAGCCTGGTACGTAGTTATAGTTAAGGCTTCTGTATTAGCAGAGACCTCAATGTCTAACGCTATATCCGCTTGATTCTCTGTGAGTACCAGGGATTCAGTGTTAGCAAGAACCTCAACATCTACCGTTATACTCGACTGGTTCTCGGTTATTACCAGGGATTCAGTGTTGGCACTTATGTCAACATCCAGGGATATGCTGGCCTGCTGAGTAGTAATAGTCAGGGCTTCTACCTGACAGCTTACTTCGGTGTCATTACCTGCAGCCTCAATAGTCGCCTGGTAGGTAGTAAGTACCAGGGACTCTAGGTTAGTTGTTACCTCGGTATCACCACCTGCTGCTGCAGGATAGAGGAACCTGATTCTGCTAGAGCGTGCCATGTTATTTCGGTATCAGGAAGGCGTATGGTGACGAGATCAAAAGGGATTCCATCTCCACATCACTAAGCGCCCTGTTGTAGGCAAGCGCAGAGAACATTTCATAATGACCGGCGTACCCAGTCGGGGACATATCCTCACTGGTTGCGTCTCTAAGGCCACCATTTCCACCAGTCACTGGCGTGGCTTTTTCTATGGGACCATCATTTATTCTAGCCCAGCAGGTAATGGTAGACCCACGTTTCCGTGCAATAACGCGAATCCTATTCGAAGTAAGGGGTGACGTACCGGTTGTCAGAGTGCAATCTATTTGTGCTGGGGAGCTATCAATATAGGATACAAGAATCGTATTGCTGCCTGACCATTCAGGAAGAATCCTAAAGCAATCTGTTCCGTTACCCCAATTCCACAGCCTTGCGCCTCCCGCGCCCAGCTTATAGACATCAGCATAGAACGTCACATCTGTGGATGTCATCGCTTTATCGCTGAAGGCAACGTAGTCATAGCCATTTGCACCGCCCAATGGATGGAAGAGCACTCCTCTGCCCCACGGACGAACTACGTTGCCGGATATGGTTGCTGGGCTGCCGCCGTATACACCCGGAGCACCGGGGTCAGCTAAGTTCCGACAACCATCGTTTGTGGTATCCTCAAATGTCGCAAAGACTGTTAAATCTTTAGCCAACGGATTATCCCAGTCTATATTCACCGGCCCGGTCGGCTTCCTTCCCGGTATCCACAACTCCGGCATCTCGAACTTAGGATCGGGGATGTCTAGGTTGTCATCGCTGGTGCGCTGGTAGGGGAGGGAGATGATGTTGTGCTTAGGGCGGAGGAACTGGTAGGGGTCTTTAGATACTGAGAGAATTTCAGTGTCTGACAACGCCCTGCTCCACACAAAACAATAGCCAATGAGTGTATTGGAAAGGTTGCCAAAAGTGCTTTGTTGAGAACCACCAACATAAATCCCATCAACCGCTGACGTATAAACAGGCAACGTGAATGAGGAGTCTGTTGCTACTGGTCCCCCGTTAATTGATGCAGCCAAACGACCGCTTTCTACAGCAACCACAGCATTATCATACGAACCGCGCCTTGTTCCTTGCGTTGGTGTTGTAGCACCGTCAAACGTGTTGTTATTGGCGGATTTTAATGTGCCACCTTCTTGGTATATACCAGTCCATATTCCGGTGTCAGTGCGCAAACAACTCCAGTTAACTGTGCCGCTTGTTCGTAGGTTTCCACACGAAACCGAAAACCCATCAAACGTATCAATGCTTATAGGGAACTTTATCTTTGATGAAGTATTAAAGATAGTTCCAAGGTATTCAGGTTCTTGTGTCGTCAAGGTTCTGTCAGTGACTTCATAAAAAGTGCCAGTTACTAGGTCAGCTTCTAGTGACGCTGTGCCAACAAGCCATCCATGTATCAAACCCCGCGCCAACGGGTGACTCCAGTCTATCTCCACAGGATAGTTAGGCTTCACCCCCGGCGCAGGACGAGGCGGTTCCAGTACTATCTCGGGGTCTGGTTCGTAGTCGAATAGGAACATCAGGTGCCCATCGGTTTCAGGATGGAGTATGGATTCTGGTATAAATCCCTTGCCCAATACTCGCCCATAGTATCGCCTTGCGTTTTATTTATGCCTTTATCCCACAGGTAAAACCACTCAGCTAAAGACCGAAAGCTTCCGTAATTTGTGAGGCCAAGATAATTATCACGCCTGCCAGGGTATGAGTAACTAGCTGAGCCCAGAAGGGGGAAAGATGGGTCATCTGCGTCATAAACGGCAACGTCCGTTTCACCGTCAGCATCGCTGTTAAAGTCTAAAACGTAAGATTTGCCAAGCGAAAGCGTGACACCAGTTACAGTAGTAAACGGCACCCCAGCATCATTCCTTGTAATAAACCGAACAGCTCCCGCCGAAGTGACCTGAATGGCGAAACCGCCAGTATCGCTGTTACTTGTAAAACCATAGTTGAGTCGTACTGCCCAAGTGTTGACGGTCAGCGTGTCTACATATATGCGTATAAGACCGCGTATATCTTTTCCGGCCCAGAGTGGGCTTGCCGTACTCGCGCCATGCTCTTGCTCCACCGACCACCTACCACCCGCCCTTCGTATCGGATCATTGGTTTCGGCTGCGCCAGTAAGTATTTGCGAATTAACAACAGCAACCCTCAATCCATTTGCTTTGCTGTGCTGCCAGTCCACCTCAACCGGCCCCGTAGGCTTACGCCCCACCAGCAACTCCGGCGCTCGCACCGCTTTGGGTGGGAGGAAGAGGGCGCGGCCCCTCAAAGGATTAGGCAACGGTTCAATAGCTACCAACCAAGAAACCCATGCCTCGGACTCGCTTAATGTAAACGTTCCGGAAGGGTTCTCTGTAGTTACGTTGTTACCTAGTCTACATGTCGCCAGCGAGCAACCACTGTTTACTCCGCCACCAGATACCGTGTACGCCCCATCAGAATATCTGTCTAGATATCCTGTGAAAGTTGCATCATCATCTGCTGCATGGGCGCTGGATATCCACAGCGTGTCTTTTGCGCTCCATGATGGAGTGAGAGAGTTAGGGGCAGGAGTGGCATTCTCAGCGCTATTGCCTGTGCTGACTTCTATTGAAGCCCAATCTTTAATTCTGTAAACGTGTGCAGCAGCGGGTTTAGCTACGCTTGTCACTACATCGACAGTGGTGCCCCCTTCCGTCCCATCAGCGGACTTGTAAAAGATAACACTGCTGGCCGGCGCTCGGTCTTGCTCTGCTAAGTTTGTCCACCCAGGGGGCGTTGTAACAGCAGGCGTATTGCGCCACACAAAGAACATGAGAAGAAGATCACCGCTGTGAACTTCCAACGGCATTGCAACCTCATGGCTAGTAGTGTCTGACGCAAACGCTGTAGTGGTCAGTTCCTGTATCGCTGGATACGCCACGCAATTAGTTGCTCGCGTAGCCCCAGGGACGATACTTCAGCGTGTTCGAAGCGTTCAGAGTTACACCGCTTCGGTTACGCACACCGATCTTAAAGAACCCGTTCGGGAGGGCGACAGAGCGAAGTATCAGCCGTTGTGCTGCTGTAGTACCGCTAGTCGTCACGGACCCGATGTAATAGGAGTTGTTTTCCTGCTCGTCTGTCGTAACGTTATCCGTCCAATCTCCGTAGTTCGTACCATCGACGGACGGGACCAGGTAGAACTCAATCGTACTGTCAGTACCAGTGAATGCAGCAGAACCAAGTTGGAGTTCAAGGTCAGCCATCATGTACTTCGTAGTGCTGTTATTGACAGCATCAGAGAGGCTAGTCCATTCGTTGTCAGTGAGGGAGGCTAGCGTCTGAGTACCGGAGAAGGTAATCTCCGTTGCTTCAGCCAGATAGCCTGAGAGGGTTGCTGTAGCCATTATACAATACTCCTTGCATTCTGTACATCACCAATGATCACCGTACCTAACCCAGCGTTCTCAGCAGGGGATACCGTCTCTGGGATGATACCTGCCAGTGCCGCCTTAGTGTTCGTGCCAAGGAGGGCAATCAGTCGGGTGCGAGCTGGTGATCCAGCTTCAGTCGGAATGTTATCCCATACGGTTAGGATATCCCGGACCTCCTGCCGATCATCTGCAGTCATAGCAGTCCATTCCGCGCTCTCACGAAGGCATTCAGTAAATATCTCTGTAGACGGAATGGTGGCGCGGTCGCGCACAACACTCGGCGTATTACACCAAGTCACCACATCTTCGTCTGACTTTGCCGCGTTACCGGCATCGCTGTCAATGACAGCCTTGAGTGCTACGTAGTCCATGTTAACTCCTTACGCTGCTGTTAGCGTGGCAATACCAGAGGCGTTCCAGGTAATCGTGAGAGAGCCAGCTGACATGTCTACTGGACCACCGAGATCTACGTAAGCCATTGCGGGATCACCTACCTGCGTATCGTTATAGATCAGGCCCCAATAGGCATCAGTATCGTTCGAGGCATTCTGAGCCCAGGTGGGGTTCGTAGTTGAATCCATGGTACCTGTGCCTCCAGCTTCTGACCACACAGTTCCCCAGTTACCCAGGCTGGTACCTCCTGCAGTGTAAGAACCTGCTGCACCTACTTCGGTGAAGTCCCCTAGTGCGGGGGTAGCGGTTGCTGCCGTGGGTGCAGTGGTGTTATCCAGGACTGCCACCTTGATGTCATCCGTAAGTGCCCACCCTGCAAAGTAATCAAGTGTTCTGGCCTCTTCGAACCAGATGATATCTCCTGCTGCCATAAGTTACTCCTATTCGTTTTCCAGCCAAGTCTTGTCTGGGTCAAAGAAGATCTGGCTAGTGGAGAGGGCATAGCCTATTACTCTCACTATCTTGCCAGATCCCGATGGCTGTATCGCTACAGCCTGGCCTGCGTTCGTGCTAAGGAAGAGCGTGTCTCCTGCACCGAACCCTGTTACAGCGTAGTTCCCCTTGATGAGGAACTTGCCTGTATCTCCTATGGACATATCCCTTGTGGCTATTGCCAGCATGGATTTACTCTGTCCTTCTGTGTCTGCGTCTGCCTTGAGCATCTGGCCTAGGTTGCTTAGGTTACAGATGTCTCCATCGCTGAGGTTCTCTCCTGCTACGAAGGTGGCTGTCAGGGCATTGGAGTTAAGATCGAGATCCCCTCCTGAGCTACCAAGTAGTGCTACCTTAGTGCTACCCTTCTCTCCCTTCTCCAGGAACAGTGTGAGATCCCCGGCATCTATTTCGTTACCGTCAGTGAGAGTTACCGTGAGGTGACCATCCATGTCTACCGAGACATCCTTGATACCTACTCCGTCCTCTCCGTCCTTACCGTCCTTCCCTGGCTCGCCTTGCTCACCCTGTGGTCCCTGCTCTCCTTGGAGCCCTTGCTCTCCCTTGGGACCCTGGGGGCCCTGTGGACCCATAGGACCTATAGGGCCTACCTCCGGGGTGTCAGCCTTAAGAGCCTGGATCTTCCTATCCAGGGCCTCGTAGACAGCTATGAGTCTAGCGTTACTCACCTGACTTCAGCTTCTCCATGAACTTAGCATCTGACTCCTGAGCTTTGATCTTAGCTTCAATCTCTTTCTCTTTGAGCTTCATCTCACGAGCCTTGAACCTGGCATCCAGGATCTTCATGCGTCTATCGAACTCAGCCGCATCTCCTTCGTTGGAGTCCATACCCTCGGTTACTGCCTCGATCCTATCGGTCTCTGCCTTCATTGGCTCGAGCTGTGCCTCTACCTTGTACTTCTCTGCCCGTGCATTGGACTCAGCAGCCTGTGCCATTAGGACAGCCATCTGTCCCTGGTGAGCTTCCTGCTGCTGTTGCATCTGGATCTGCTGGGCCTGTTGTTCCTCGGGAGTAGGCTGTGCTGCCTGAGCCATGATCTCCTTGAGTTCCTCTCGGTTAGCGAGATTCATGTTATCAACGATGCTGGTTATGAGGGGAGCATACAGAGGGCTCTCCGGACTCATGGTTTGCATCAGGGTTATGAGCTGGCTTACCTCGTATTCCCTGGCTATGATGCCAAGGGTACTGGAAGCATGGAACTTATAGTCCTTAACGGGGTAATTCTCGGGATCGAACTGCATGTACCTCCAAGCAGCCTTCCTGACGAAAGGAATCAAGAAGGATTGCTGGAAGTTTATCAACGTGCGTTTATGACGCTTGATCACCGCACCCAGAGACATGGATACTGCCCCCGCTTTGGTCTCTCCGCTAACGGCTGACAGGAGACCAGTGCTGTCTACTGCTCCAGTT